TCATGACGCGCTGGCGGCGGTCGAAACGCCGTGGCGCACCGTCATGGCGAGGATCGCAGGCACCAGGAGATTGACGGCCTGGTCCACACCGAGACTGCCGGTGAGAAAGCCGCCCAGCGCGCCCAGAATGGTGAGCGCGCCGGCGATATAGGTCTTGTAACCGCTGAGCATGATTTTCCTTTCGTGTTTCGATGCAGATATGCCGATCCGCGCCGCCCGCATCGAATGTGACGGCGGCGAAGAAATGCGATGCGAGGATCAGCCGACCTTGTAGCCGGTGAGATAGGTCTGGGCTTCCGAGCCCCGGAATGCCGTGGTGTTCACCGGAACATAGCAGCGCAGATCGACGTAATCGGTGGTGCCGTTCATGTAGAGCAGCCCGAACACGGCGGAAGACGATCCCGTTGCCTGGTCCGCGTTCACATATTGACCGGAGAAAAGCAGGCTTCCGTTCTTGAACAGATAGGCTTGGGGGCCGCCGACCATCGTGGCCGAGGCCGAAACCGCCACGGCGCCCATGAACGCATAATAACCAGCGGCTTGCGGCGTGTAGCGATGGTTGGCCGTGTCGAACCAGCCCTTGTTGTCGATGCCCGCATGCGTGGCATTCACCAGCGTGGTGACGGCCGTCGATGTGAGCGCCTGGTCGCTGCCGTTCAGGCCGGCATAGAAGAACGCACCGCCACCCGAGCCTGCATCGGAACCGTCCGCGCGGCGATAATCGCGCTCGCGCCAGTTGCCGCTCGCATCCGATGTGTAAAAGCCGACATCTCCCGCAGCGGTGACGCGGCTCGCGCCGCCGAGGAGAATGAGGGACGTGGCATTGTGCGTAAGCGTGAGCGCCTGCGCGAAGCGGACGAAGCGGATTTTGTTCGCGCCGCTTCCAAAGCTTGTGATGGTTGTGGTGCCCGTGATCTCCACACACAGAGCGCCGGCAGCGCCGAGATCGCAGGTGGCGGCCGAAGCGATAGCGGCTTCGGACGCGCTGATGAGCGAATTCCAATCCGTCCAGACACCGCTCGCATAAACAATGAAAGTGCTCGCGGGCACGACATAGGCGCGCAATCCCTCGAATGGCGGATAGAACCGCCAGGCGCCATCGGCGCAAGAGGCGATCTTGCCGGCCTGGCCTGTCCAAACACTGGTGGGCGTGCTGCCGATGAGATAGGCGTCGCCATCGGCGGGCGAAGATGGCGGCGCGTTGGTGAACTGGCCGAGCAGGCGCAGATCGATCAGCGCGTCGAATTGATAGAGCGCATCGTTGTGGGTGACATGTTTTTGCGCCTGCGCAGCCGCGAGCAGCGGCGCGCCGAGGCGCGGAGTGGTATCGGTCATGGCGGTTCCTGAGAACCTTGTCCGGATGCGGACAAGGAATGGTTAGAAGAAGAACGATCCGGTCTTTCCCGCGCCGCGGCCGACGATGCTGGAAAGCTGATAAACCGTGAAGCGGAAGGGCGACGGCGGGCCGGACGGAAAATCCGACGCGATCTGCGCGGCGGAATAGACGACGGACGACGACGGGTTCGCGGCGATCGTTCGCTTCACCACGCCGCCGCTGTCGAGAATTTCGATGTCGTAGCTTTCGGAAGCTTCGCTCATCGGGATCTCGACCTGATCCCAGCCGTCGCTCGCCGGCGAACGGTCGCGTCGCGTCCAGGAAAGATCGAGATCGCCACTTGCTGTGTAAGCGGCGCACAACCGGCACGGCGAGAATGAGCGCATGCCGATGCCTTGAAATTCGAACTGCGCGCCCTGATATGCGGAATCGGAAATCGGCTTGCCTTTCGGACCCCATAGATAGTTGAACGCGAGCGCATATTGGTCTTGCGGCAACGCCAGTTGCCGCAACGCCGCGTTCAGGACGACAACGCGCGCACCGGCGAGAACCGGATCGCGCATCGCGTTCTCCGTTCCCGCCTGCCCGCGCAACAAGCGCGAGAGCATCCAGGTATCCGGCGCGGCGAGCGCGGCGTTGGCGAATTGCAGGATTTCCCATTGGCCATCCTCGTTCTCGATCGCCAGAGCATTGCCGCCGCCGAGAACCGATAGATCGTCCAGTGCGGCAAGCGTGCCGTTGAACAGTTTTATGCCCACGCTATTCACGCCATCCCAACGCCACGCGGGGCCGGAATAAAGATCGGTGGTCGTGACCCCAATATCGGCAGCCACCGACAGCGACGTATCGAGCTGATAGTTCGAATCTGTTGTGCTGCGCAGAATATTCACCGCGCCAGGCCACGGATCGGCATAAGCCGCGGCGAGCGGCGCCCATGCTTTCTGTTCGCTCGTCAGCAAGGGCAGATCGAGGAACACGACCAGCGGGCGGCCCGGCGAAGAAGGAGCGGCGATGCTCGCCGCGCGGCCCGAACCGGCGAACAATTCGTAGATCGACGGATCGGTGGCGATGGCCTGAAAGGTGCGCGATCCGGCATCGTCGATCTCGGTGAGGCGCAGGCGATAGGTTCGCCCTCCCGCATCGAGCGTCACTTCATCCGCCGGATCGAGCGCGAGTTGCGAGGGCGGCAGCGCGAATTGCGCCATCTCGCGCATCACCCAGGCATCCTGCAGCAGCCGCGCGCCGATGGCTTCGGCCTGCGACTGGTCCATCACGATGGGCAGGCTGGATTGCGCGACGCGATCGGTGAGCGCCACCAGCTTGCGCGCTTCGGTGACGGCCTGCCGGTAGTCGCCCGCGTCGATATAGGAGATGCGCGAGGCGAGCGGCAGATCGGTTTCCTGCGCGCGGTTGAACGCGAAGCCGAAGGACGGCTCGCCGTCCGGCAACACCAGATCGCTTTCGTCGAGCGGCGTGGCGGCAGGCTGGCCGCGCATGCGGAATTTGACCACGCCTTCGCTTTCCACCGCGTCGAAATGATAGGCGATAGACAGCGGCGCGAGCGCATCGCGCGGGCTCATCGTATCCGTCACCGCGAAGCCGGTGACGATGCCGGTGAGATTGGAAACGTCATAGGCCGTGAAGCTTGCGCCTTCACACAGCGCGGCAACCAGATCGGCAAGCTGCACCGCGCCGAGGCGTCCGTTCAGCCAATGGCCCAGCGTGTAGTTGCCCGCATCGCCCCACACATTCGCCAGCGCGGGAAACGCCGGATAAGGCCGCGCATCCCAGCACCAGACGCGCGTGTTGGCGGTATCGACCATGCGGCCGGAATAGGCCGTGGATGCCGGATTGTTGGCGTCGTCTTTCCAGAAATTCAGATGCGCTTCGAGGAAACGGCGCTGGATGAGATCGTCGCGCGTGCCGGCGGAGAAATAGGGAAGAAAACTCTCACTCGATTTCGGATCGATGAAGACGTTGGGTTGGTTGGAGCCTTTGTCCACGGCGGGGCATCCCAGCTCCGTGAACCAGATCGGCTTGGATTGCGGCACCCAATCGGTTGCGGTAGCGCTTTCGGTTCCCGCGGCGCGGTCGTAATGACTGTTGCTCCACCAGTTCCAGAAATCCTTCGCGCGCCAGACCCATGGCTTGCCGAGACCATCGGTGATCGGCGTGCGGGTTTGCGATGCGCGATTGGCATCGCTGGCGTAGAACCAGTCGTAATCCTCGCCGCCCCGGATGTTGCGCATAAGATACGAGACATCGTGGACATCGGTCGGGCCGTTCGTGGCGTCGTAATCCAGATGATCGGAGCCGTCGCGCCAATCGGACAGCGGCAGATAATTGTCGATGCCGATGAAGTCGATATTCGGATCGCTCCACAAAGCATCGAGGTTGAACAGCACCGCACCGGGCGCTTCGCCGGTCTGGTGATTGTTGTATTCGCTCCAGTCCGCCGCATAGCCGATCTTTACGCCAGCGCCGAGAATAGCGCGCACATCCGCAGCTAGAGTCCTCAGCGCGGCAACGGCGGGATAAGACGCCGCGCCGTCGCGCACGCGCGTCAGCCCGCGCAATTCGCTGCCGATGAGAAAGGCATCCACACCGCCCGTTGCGGCGCAGAGATGCGCGTAGTGCAACACCATGCGGCGATAGCTCCATTCGCTGCCGCCGGTCCATGAGACGTTCGTGCCGCTGACGGCGAAATCGGATGCGCTCGCGCTGCCGAAGAACGCGCTGACCTGCGTGGCGGCGGCGCTCGTTGTGTCCGGTGAACCGGATGCGCCCGGTGCGGGCGAACAGGTGATGCGGCCGCGCCAGGGATAAGGGGGCTGGCCGCTTGCGCCGGTGTAAGGATCGCTGAGCGCGTTGCCCTGCGCGATATCCATGAACAGGAACGGGCAGAACAGCACGCGCAATCCGCGCGCGTTCAGATCGGCGATGGCCTGCACCACGCTTTCGTCCGACGGCGTGCCGCCATAGGCGGGACGGCCGTCCACAGTGCTGACCACATGCGCGGCAGAGCGCGAAACGCCGTTGACCGTCCAGCTTTCGGGATAGGTCTGCTTCGTGGCATTTTCGACTCCCGGCTTCACCGTGCAATCGCCGCAGCGCAGATCGCTGCCGAACCAGCCCACGACGAGCGATACGGCTTCGATATTGGGCGCGAGGTTCTGGAGCTGATCGAGCGAGGCATCGATGTCCGCCACGCCGGCGGCGCTATGCGCGTTCTCCGCGGCGGTACCGCCCTGCCCGTCGTCTTCGCTGACGATATCCGTCGCATAAACGAATTCGCCCGCGCCGGGGATGAGCGCCACGCCGGGCAACACATTCTCCAGCGCCGTCGCGTTGCTATCGGAAATAGGGCGGATGATTTCGAACTGCAGTTGCGGAATGCGGTTGCCGAACTGCGCCAGCGGCAAATCCTCGAACACGATATAGCAGAGGCCGCGATATGCCGGCGTGTTGCCAGCGCCTTCGATCTCCTGGATCAGCGGATCGGCGGTTTGCGATTCATCGCCGCTGTAGAAGCGCGCGGTGAAAGGCGAAAGATCCAGCGGCGTTCCATCCGCCCACACGCGGCCAATGCCCGCCGCCTTGCCTGCGCATAGGCCGACCGCGAAAGAGATGGAATAGGCATAGTCAGTTTCGGTAACGGAGCTGCCACCGCCCTTGCCGCCGACATGGGTTGTGGCCGTGTTGGACGTCTCCTTGAAATTCGTGGCCCAGATGAGTTGCCCCGCTACGCGCATGCGACCGAACACGCGCGGAATCGGCGCGCCTTCGGTGGACGACTGGATGTTGATGCCGGAGAGACGCGGCCCCTGACGCCTGCTGTGCATGCCGGGCGACAATGCCGCGTCGATCTCACTGCCGGCGAACGCGCCGACCGCGCCGCCGATGGCCGCGCCCGACAGCGTTCCGCCAAGGATAGAAATGCCGCTGCCCAGCAGCGCATTGCCCACCGCCTCACCGGCGATGCCAAGAACAAGAGATGCCATTTTCTTTTTCTTTCTGCACAAACAAAAACGGCGGCCCGATGGACCGCCGTTCTGGGAAACTGAAATGTTGCCGCTGGCTAACTGCCGCGTTCTACGGCCCTTTGACACGATACATTTTGTAATAACGCGCTATCCGGTAATCCGCATCCTCCGCTGCGGCGATGTCTGCATCTGCGGCGGCGGTGTTCCTTTTCGCGCGATTGGATAGCCCGCGGATGTAGAGCGCATCGGCATTGCGCGGATGCGTTTCCAGAAGCGTGGAGCATTGTGCAATAGCGTCGTCGAACCGCTTCATCTTGTAAAGCACGAGGCATCGCCACTGCATCGTGTCGTAGTCGTCGTCATATTCCTTCAGCAGCGCGGTGCAATCGGCAAGCGCGCGATCGAGCGGCGCGCCGCGGATGGCGCGGGCATGGCAGCGATCCGCCAGCGCATCGCGCCGGTCGCGTGGCGCCGCAGCCGCCAGGCGATAGGATTCCGCTGCGAGTTCAGGCTTGCCGAGCGCCGCATAGGCATCGCCGCGGCCTTCATAAGCATCGGCATAGGTCTGCCACCAGCCGATGGCCTTATTGTAGTAGAAGATTGCTTTCTCGTAGTTGCGGTCGAAGTGATAGAGCGTGCCCAACGCATAATAAGAGCAGGCGCGCACTTCGATCGGCACACTGGCGTCATTGGCAATGAAGAGATAGCTGGGAACCTGCACCACGTCGCGATGATTCAAATCCGGCGTGAAACTGCATGCTCCGGGCTTGGCGAAGGCGGGACCACCGCTCAGAAAGAGCGACAGAACCAGCAGCAACCCCATTTTGGAGGAAATCATGCGGCCCTCTATGGCGCGATATTGTAAGAACTGAAGTCCGAAGCGACATCCGGATTGAATGTTTTGGCTTCCAGCAAATTCTGCTGCCCGCCCGCCATGTCGCCCATCTTCAATTTCGCGGCTCCGCGCAAATAAAGTGCATCCGCATCGTTATCGTCGATATCGAGCATCGACGACGTATCAGCCAGCACGCCCGGATAGTCACCTATGTCGAAAAGCAGAATGGCTCTGGTCATATGCGCCTCGCGATCCTTCGGCATGAGATTCACCGCTTTGTCGCAGTCGGCGCGCGCCCTGAAGTAATCCTTTGCATCCCGGGAGACCGCGCAGCGCTGCTGATAGAGAAAGCCATCGTCCGGCGATTGCGCTATCGCGGTTTCGAAATCCTTCGCCGCGAGATCGGCCTTGCCCAGCGCGGCATATACCCTCGCCCGGTCGGCGATCGTTCTGCTGCGGGACGGCTCCAGCTCTATGGCGCGGTTAAAATCGTCCAGCGCCTCCTGATATTTCCCCTGCCCGGCATAGATGCTGCCGCGATTGACCAGCGCAATGTAAGGCCGCGGATCGAGCGTGATGGCAACGCCATAGTCCTTGAGCGCACTGTCATCGTCACCCTTCTCGGAGAAGGCGACGGCGCGATCCACATAGAGCGCATATTGCGCTTTCACGCCGAAGGTCTTTTCGAAGGTCATGGCGCGGCCGCATTCCACGATGCGCTGCTCGGCAGGCTTCGTCTCGTCGGCACAGCGGCGGTAATATTCGTAGTTCATGGTGGTCGGACCAGATGCAACCGCCGGACAAGCGACAGCGATGCTCAAACCGGCCAATATCCAGGCAAGATGTTTCATGATTTCCCCCGCCGGGACTGTACCGGCGAACATTGTTTATTTGAAGCCGTCTTTTCACGTCTTCACATCTCGATACAATTAGAGCGCGAATGCATAAGCGAGTCTGCGTCGCCACCATTTGGAGAACGATTCCTCGCTCACTTGCTTGTTCTGGCGGGCGTGGATGAGAGTGAGCTTTCCTCCCCCGTTTACGGGGGAGGTGCCGAGCGAAGCGAGGTGGAGGGGGCAAGTGGCGCGCAATGCCCCCTCCGGCTCACTCCGTTCGCTGTCCTCCCCCGTAAACGGGGGAGGAAAACTTCCGACAATCCCGCAATGCTTTGCGGGGCCGTTCGGCACCATGCGGAAGAGCGCGATGTCGCCCGGTGCGATGTCGCGCTTGTCGATCTGGCGCAGGTGGCGGTGCAGCGCCATATATAATGTCTCCGTGCCGGTGGCTTCCGACCAGTCCGGCGAATAAGGCGGTGCGGTTTCCGGCTCTTCGCCGAAGAGTTCGCGCCACACGCCGCGCAACAAGCCCAGGCAGTCGCAGCCCGCGCCTTTCACGCTCGCCTGATGGACATAGGGCGTGCCGACCCAGCTTCGCGCGACTTGCACAACATCACCTCCCCCTTGTGGGAAGGTCGGAGAGCAAAGCGATCCGGGTGGGGGGCGTGTGACTGTGGCTTCCCCCCACCCGAAAAATTCTTCACTTCGCTCGAATTTTGCCGGCCTCCCCACGAGGGGGAGGCGATTTTTAGTTTCCATAACGGCTGCCTCCATCCATCGGCTGCGCGGCGGTGGGATAAGACAACACCGCGTCGTTGCCCGGCATGGTGGGGAAGCCGCGAAAGTTGATCGCGTTGTCGAACTTGGCCTTGCAGGTGGCGAATTGCTTGTCGCATCCCGCGGTGATGACGAAGCTGTCGCCTGCCGCGACCGCTTCGCTCATGGATTGCCACAACTCGATGCTGACGCCGGTGGCGGTGACAGCGTGGCGCTTCACTTCCATCGCGCGGCCGTTGTTCGCGCCGCTCGTCCATGTGAGCTTGCCGTTCGCGAACCAGCCATCGGCAAAGCTGTCGAGTCCTGACACGGTGAAGCGCCGCGCATCCGTCGCGCTCACCACGGCGCCTTCCGCCTGGAAAGTGGCGCGCGTAATGTCGATGGTGCAGCGCGCATCGCCGAGATCGGCATCGCAGCCATAGCCGAAGCAGCGGCCGACGGGCTGGTTCAATAAGTGGGCGAGCCCGCGCACCTCCGCCGTGAAGGCGGCTTTCCCGCGTTTAACCTCGCCGAGATTTCCCTTGCGCATGAGGACGCGCTGCGATGTGTCGGCCCAGTTCACGCGCCATATCTCGATGCTCGCGTTGTCGTAAAGCCCGGCGGCGAGATCGGCTTCGTTCAGGGTGGCCGACGACAGCGCGCCGCTGACGGACAGATTGTCGATCGCAAGGTCGAGCAGCGATTGCACCTCGGTGGCGGTGAAACCGGATGCGGCTTCATAGGTGACCCCGCCGAACGCGACATCGACGTCGTGATCGGTGAAGCCCTGCGTTGCGCCATCGTTGCGCGCGATTTTCCAGCACCAGCACAGAGTCGTGGCGCCGCTATCGAGATGCGCCTGCATCCCGGTGGGGAGGGTTTTCATTAGAATCTCGTCATGGCCGGACAGCGCAGCGAAGCGGAGCGCGATCCGGCCATCCATGTTGCAGTTGAGTTGGTGTCACCTGGGTGGCCCGCTTTTGCGGGCCATGACAGTTGTGGTGTTGGGGGCTAGAGCGCCACTTCCACCAACGGTATCGAGGGAATCTCGCCCGCAGCAAAGCTGGCCAGGTTGATCGAGAGTTGATCGGTATCGAAACGCACCGGTGTATCGAACGCGAAACCGGCGGTGATCGCCGCGCCGTTCGCGGGCGCGGTGGTGAAGGAGACGAGGCCGGTGGTGGAGTCCACGGCCACGCCGGTTGTCTGCACCGCGCCATCCACCGCCACGATCACCGAACCGGCGACGGGCTTCCTGATGAGGCGCGTCCAGCTCGCGGGGCCGGAGGCATAGACCTTCTTCAGTTGGAAGCTCACCGTGCTGGCGTCGCCAGTGCCGAGGGGCTGATCGGTGCCGGCGATGGTGCCGCCCGGCGCGCAGGACTGGTTGTCGGTGAAATCCTGCAGGCGGAAGCCATAGAGCCTCCCCATGCGCGCTTCGAAGAAGGCGATGACGGCGTGAAGATCGTCCAGCGTCTTCACGCCGAAGCCGACATCGTAGGCGCGCCGCGAATTGGCCCACACCGCGTTGCGCTCCTCGAAACCAGAGCCGAGCGTGACGATCTCCGTCTTGCGCGCCGGCCCCGCCGTGGAATGCATGGCGATGGCGGTGGGAAACTGAATTTCGTGGAAGTTCATTTTGCTTTCCATTCAAACAAAATTGTCATCCCCGGCCGAACGACCGAAGGGAGTGAGGGGAAGGGGACCCAGGTGTCAAACACCGTGACGGTGTTTCCGACCTGGGTCCCCTTCCCTCGCCTCGCGTTGCTCGGCTCGCCGGGGATGACAATGGTGCTCACATATTCCTCTGCCCCCTCGCCAGCGCACGGCTCATCATCGCCGCGATCTGGCTTTCGCTTTTCAGGAAGCTCTGCGCGTCGCGGGCGTTCACGTTCAAAACGATTGAGGCGCGTTGCGGCGCGGCGAGATTGGCGTTCGCGGTGATGGACCCGTTCTCGCTGGGCGTGAACAGTTCCGGGCCTTGCTCCCCGACGAGATAGGTCGCGCCCGGCATGACCGGGCCGCCGACCGCGCGGCCGCCGGCGACATCGAACAGCGAACTCGCCAGATCCGACACCAAACCTTCCACTGGCTTGGCGATGAAATCCTTGATCGCGACACGGTCGAAATCCGCCAGGATCGCGTCCACCATGTCGCTCATCGAGGTTTTGCCACTGACGGCGGCGCGCGCGATGGTGTCGGCGACGGCGTTGAAGCTGGAATTCACCGCGCGCTCGATGGTGGCGCTGGTGGAGGCCACCGGGCCGTTCGCGAAATCGGCGAAGGCCTGCGCGGCATCGTTCAGCACGGAGTCGATTGCATCATTGCTCATCGGGATAGGCCTTCATCATCCGGTCGAGATCGGCGCGGGCGAGCGGCGCGCGCGGCTTTGCGCCCGCGCCTTCCACAGCGGCGTTCCATTCGATCACGCTCATGGTCCAGAAATCGTTGGGCGACAGCTTCAGGCGGCCGAGGCCGAATTGGAGCCGTTGCCGCCAGCGGCCAAAGGGCTTGTGTCGCCGACCTCGCGGTTCACCAGTGCGAACACATCGGCGATGGCTTGCACGATGGTGGCCAGATCGACGGGCAGCTTGAGCACGTCGTTCGCCGTTACGTCATGCCCGCCCGCGCGCAACAACGCGGCGGCGACGGCGGCGATGTCGCTGGTGGCGAAGGATTTGAGGCGCGCGGCGAGATCCGAAAGGCTCGCCACGTTGAACGCAGCTTCGATCTCGGCCAATGCGCCGAGTGTGAGCCGCATCACGAATTTTTCTCCCGCGGCGAGGAAGGATGTTTCGCCGCGAAGGGGATTGGTCATGGT